CAACACCAATCTTATGAGCAAATCAGGCGAACGCTACAAAACGAAGGCGCAGATGAAGCGCCATGAGCAGATGGAGTCGAAGAAGGATCGGATGATGGAATACGACTCCATGAAGACCAAGAACCACGGGACCTCCCGTAAGAAGTGTTCCTGACATGCCCCTGACCAAAAAGGGTAAGAAGATTATGGCCGCGATGGAGGCCGAGTACGGCAAGGAGCGGGGTCAGCGTGTCTTCTACGCCTCTGCCAATAAGGGCAAGATTAAGGGCGTGGACTTCAAGCGCAAGCGGCGTTAAGTGGTAGGATAGGCGTATGCCCAGATACGCCTCATACGGGAGGACGGACAGTCCGTTTGTTGCAGACGGGGACACGGCCTTTGCCCGCATCAATCAACGCCTTCGTCCCGATCAACTAAAGCCGGGTGAGGTGGCTGCGTCCCAGAATGGACGCATGGACGTTGACGGGGCATGGCAGACGCGCAGGGGCTATCGGAACGTCTTTGCCAACATCACCAGCGGGGCAGGGGCTCCCGTGCTGCCCATCAACCTGCCGTTCAATCTGAATGATTCGGCGGTGAATGCCGTGTATGGGACGGCCCTGTATTCCGATCCGAATAGCGCCTCCACGGAGTATGTGGTGCTGGCCACCAACAGCTCGGCCATTCTGGTGAACACCAGCACCTTGGCCGCAACCACCGTCAACTATCCCACTGGGAACACGGTGGACTCAAGCTGCCACGTCCTTCAAGCGTTTGAAAACCTGTTCATCTTTAGGGACGGGCAGGTGGCGTTTGAGTGGCATGGGTTCATTCCCGCCATTACGTCAGCCTTGAGGCAGGGGAATGAGGCTAGGCTCACGCTGGCAAGCCACCATCATGTCCAGAAGGGCGACACCATCGTCGTATCTGGCATCAGCAACTACACGGGCACCAATCCCAACGGCACGTTCACCGTCAAGAACGTGACGGCCACCGAGGTTCATTACGACAACAACGGAAGCAACGAATCTGGGTGGGTGGTGTCTTCGGCATCTGCCAGCAGCCCGTTTGAGCTGGTGGATAGGGGCGTTTACACGCAGCCGTTGGTTTACGACACGTCGGGGAACACAGACATTGCCGATGGAGTAGTCACTGTGGAGGCTACGGCTCATGCCATTGAGGTGGGTGACTTGGTGATGGTGAGCGACAAAGGCGCCACCGACCTCAATCCACTCACCGAATACCGCGTGTATGAGGTGACGGACAACACATTCCTGTTCAAGGCGGATGCAGCTAACATCACCAATGCCACCATTGCCGTGGGCAAGAGGCAATCCATCGGGCTTGGCTTCACCCATATGCCCGCCCCGCCTTGGGCCATCTACCACCAGCGCAGGTTGTGGATGCCGTTCAATTACGCCATGACGGGCACGTCAGGAAGCCCCGTCATCACGTCTAGGAACACCAAGGACGAGCTCATTGCGTCGGACATTCTGGACGAGCACACCTACGACCAGATTCAGAACCAGTTCAAGATTGCGTCAGGAGCAGCCGACTTCATCGTGGGCTTACAGCCCTTTGCGGAGGACAATCTGGTGGTGTTCGCCCGCAACTCCATCCACCTCATCAGGGGCGTGGGAGCCGACCTAGGCAACACCACCGTGCAGGAAATCACCCGTGAAATCGGGGCCGTGTCCCGCAAGTCGATTGTTCAGGTGGGCAACCAAATCCTGTTCCTGTCCGACAACGGGGTGTACTCCGTGGACTTCGACCAGCTCTACAACCTGCGCGGGGCCAACCTTCCCCTTTCCGAGGCAATCAATCCCGTTATCAGGCGTATCAATCGCACTTATGCCTCAAACTCCGTGGCCATCTACCACGACAACCGCTACTATCTGGCGGTGCCGTTGGACAGTTCCACGGTGAACAATGTCATCTTGGTTTACAACTTTCTCAACCAAGGGTGGGAGTCGATAGATGTCATCAACGACTCGCGCTGGAACATCATCGGGTTTGTCAGGTCGGGTGCTGGCATCGTCAATCGCCTGCACACCATCAGCAAGGATGGCGGCATCCACATGATTGATGAGGCCACGGCTCAAACCAACACCGACTACTTGGACAGCCTTTGCTTATCAGTTGGTGATACGGCCAGCAACTACGCGATAGACAGCTACGTCACCACTAGGCAATACACCTACGGGACGATGGACAGGAAGAAATTCAATTCCTACGAGATTCACATGGAGAGCGCATCCAACATTGAGTCGGATGCCGCGCTTTCCATTGAGATGGAGAACCCCGACTCCACCGTCTCGCTTGGCACCGTGTACGCCATCAACTCCAACGAATATGTGCCTGCCGCCGAGGACATCTCCATCCGTGGCCGCGTTGGCAACAGGCGTGGCTATGGCGCTCAATTCACCGTCACCCCAAGCAGGGGCCGTCCCAAGCTCAGGGCCGTCAGGTCCATCGGAATACTGATTGATGGGGCCGTAACCACGGAAGACTAATGGCCGACATCAAATTGGGATATGTCTTCTCCGACAAGAATGAAGACTGGTCCAGCCGAAAGAACACGGCCATAAGGCTCAACAAGATGGTTGAGAGTGCCGTCATAAGCGGCATCACTGGTGATGACATTGCTAATGGCACGATCACCGGCACCAAGATAGCCAATGGAACCATCACCGGGACCAACATTGCCAATGCCACCATTGCTGGCGTAAACATCCAGAACGCAACAATCACTGGAAGCAACATTGCCAATGCAACGATTTCCGGTGGAAACATTGGGACAGCAACCATCACTGGTGGAAACATTGCGGCAGCTACTATTTCAGGCGGAAACATAAGCTCCGCAACCATCACCGGGGCAAACATTGCAGCGGCTACGATAAGTGGAGCTGAAATAGCGGCGGCAACAATTAGCGGAGCCAACATAGCCGCTAACACGATTAGCGGTTCCAACATCGCCTCATCCACGATCAGTGGAAGCAACATTGCCGCGCAAACAATCAGTGCGGCCAACTTGGTCAATGGGACGATTACGGCTTCTCAAATAGCCAACCTAACAATTACAGCGGCTCAAATCGACAATCTGACCATTAACGGGGCGAAGATTGCGTCAGACGCCATTACAAACAGCAAGATTGCTGACAGTGCTGTAACAAATTCCAAGGTTCAGGATGCCACGCTAACGGGTGGAAAGTTGGCTAATGCGACGATTACGGCGCTTCAGATTGCCAACGCCACCATTACATCCACCCAGATTGCCAACGCAACGATTACTGGGTCGAACATTGATAACGCCACCATCACAGGCTCCAATCTGGCCAATGGGACAATCACCTCAACCCAGATTGCCAATGCCACAATCACTGGCAGCAAGATAGCTTCCGGGACCATCACAGCATCCAACATCACGGCAGCCACCATTACGGCTACCGAGATTGCCAATGCAACCATCACGGGCTCCAAGATAGCCAGCGGCACAATCACGGCCTCAAACATCTCTGCGGCCACCATTACGGCCACGGAGATTGCTAGCGCCACAATCACCGCCACCAACATCGCCAATGCCACGATTACGGCAAGTCAGATAGCCAACCTGACGATCACTGGTGCAAAGATTGCGGATGCAACGATCACCAATTCAAAGATAGATACGCTTGAGGCGAATAAGATTACGGCTGGAACAATCACGGCCACCATTAGCCTTGAGTCTCCAAAGATTGCTGTGGCGGGTGCCTGCTACAACACCGCCTCATACAGCACCAACACCTTTGCCAGCACGACCCTGACGGTGGGTGATGATGGAACAACCAAGCCAAGCGGGTTTGATGCCACCACGCCGTCCTATCTGACGATTGCGGATGCCAAGCTGTACGGATGGGGCCATGGTTCTTTTGGCAACCGTTACGGACGTTCTGACCCTAAGATTAGCGTGTTTGCCGTGGGTGAGTTTTCTGGCATAGCCAGTGGCGAGTTTGCTTCATACTCAATCGAATACAGCACGGATGGTGGAACAACTTGGTCGCAGGTTACCGCGATTGATGCCTCGGCGCACAATCCGCAAACCTTCGTTTCCGTATCAGGCGCTCTTGAACTCACCGGAATGGCGGCTCTAGGCTCCGTTGACTTCAGGTTTAAGCTGTCTGGAACCAATGGCGGCAATCCGACGTTTGAATATGGCCAGATTCAGGTTTTGTGCCACAACTTCTAACCTAGGATAGAATAGGTCATGGCTATCCTATCCAAGGGCTACACTTTCGGTTCCACTGAGCAGGTGACTTCCGCCAAGCTCAGCAGCCTCGTTGACTCCGCTTCGTTCGTGTCGGGACCCTCCGGGACGTGTGCCTCTGGCGGCGGGCTTGAGGTGACGGGTGGTGGCCAGCTTCAGATTCTCAATGGGGGCGTTACGCCAACAAAACTTTCCACCAAAGCCCCAAGCTGGAGCGCAAGCACCGGAACCTTAACGGTCGCCAGTGGTGGTGATTTTGTGTGCGGTGGCACCGGCACCTTTGGCGGCACCATCAGCACCTCCAACGACCTTTCCGTGAATGGAATTGCGGCAATCACTGGGGCAATTTCCATCGGAAACACGGTGAACACGGTGAGCCCGACATCTCCAGACCGCACCATCACGATTGTAGTTGGCGGAACGACGTACTACCTTCACGCCAAGACAACTAACGACTGAGCGGATTGAGTCCGATAGAAGAAGCGAAAGCCTACTACCAGTCGAAGGGCTGGAGTTTTGAGCAGGACCTAGGCTTCTACCTTTGCCACGGCTACGTCTTCTCCACGCCTGATAGGCTGCTTCTGGCCAAGCCTGTCAGGAAGGAGATTGGTGAGGCTGATTGGCACCCCAGCCAGCCAGATTGCTGGTATGTGCATTATGCGGCAGGAAAGGGCGCTTTGCAGTGGTTTGTGGGGCAGGCACCCTTCTTCCTGCCCTACCTAGGTTGGACTCGTAACAAGGGGTACAATCGCATCTTCAGGGCTTATCCCACTCGGCTAGTGTGTGCTAAACTAGCCAGCAACGACCATGGCTTCCGTCAAGACTCCCACTCCCCCTCCCGCTCCTCAGCCCATCAGCATGGCGGAAGAATACCGCAGGACGGCAGAGATGATGGCCGACCCCGAGCTTCAGAAGCGGATGCTGGACTTGGAGCGGACGCTGCGTCCTGAGTATGCGGCCCTCAATCTAGCCGACCTCCAGACGTACATGGGCGGGGTGCTTGGCCTTCAGGAGCAAGCTGCCCGTCAGGCTGGACGCCTTGAGCGTGAGGTGCTGGGAGCGCAACGTGCGGCTGACATTGCCGACGTGGAGCAGTATGGGGCTAGGGCTACGGCTGCTCTGCGTGCGGCTGATCCCTATGCCGCCCGTCTGGCTGAGCTTCAGCAGAAGCAGGCGGAGCAGGCCTACGCCATGTCGGGTCAGGTGAGCCCTGAGCAGATGCGTATGGCGCAGCAGCAGGCCCGCGAGGCCGGGCTGGCGCGTGGACGCCTTGGCGACACGTCCTCCATTGCTGCCGAGATTCTGGGTCGTGAGGATGTGCTGGCCCGGCGTCGGGCTGAAGCCGCCCAGATGGGGCAGTTGGCGTTTGGCATGAATCGGGCCATCAGTGCTGATCCGTTCCAAGCCATCCTTGGGCGTCAGTCGGGAGCCCTTGGTTACGGGGCCCAGCAGCAGGGCTTGGTGCAGCAGCTTGGCGGACAGGCCATTGGTCCCCGTGCCGTGGACTACGGACAGGGCGTCAATCTGGCGATGCAGAATGCAGCCAACCTTGGCCGCTATCAAACCTCCATTTATGGGGCGCAGAGCAGTGCTGCTGCGGCTGATGCTTCCTCCAAGAATGCCTTGCTCGGAAGCCTGCTGGGAGCCGCTGGAACGGCTTATGGCGGCTATCTCGGCAGGGGATAATCAACAACCATGGCCGTAGCTACCGGAACACAAATTCGTCCAGAACTCTCGGCTGTTGACTACACGCCGATTGCACAAGCAGCCGGTCAAGCTGCCCAGATGCAGATGGCTGGAATGGGTGCGATTGGTGCTGGCCTTGCGTCGGCTGCTCAGTCCGTGGTCAGCGGCGTAAAGGAGTACCAGAGGAAGCAGGAGGAGAAGCAGAAGGAGAAGGATGCCGTCACGTTCATGACGACATTCATCAACAACAACCCACAGATTGCCTCAACGCTTGGTGTTTCGACGAATCTGAAGGGCGAGGTTGAGGACCCGGGCGTGGTCAAGGCCATGATTAAGAGCCTTGGCGGGGCGGACAGGGCCATTTCCATTGGCACCAGCCTTCAGCAGTTTCAGCAGAGCCAGCAGGCGTTTGCCATGCAGCAGGAAGCCGCTGCCCGTCAGGCCGAGATGGATGCCTTGCAGATTGCCAAGGCT